TCAGCGCGGTGCCGCCGGCATCGCTGTACCAGCGGATCGAGACCTTGACGCTCCGCACCGTTGTAACGGCGCGGAAGGCCGCGAGGGCAGTCCAGGTCTCTCCGGGCAATACGGCGATGGCCTGCGCCGACCTAGCGATCATGTCTGCGCCCGCCGTAGCTGTCATCAAGAGGCTGGCCACTCCGTCAGCTGCCTGGGCGACCGAACGAGAGACCGTGACGTTGGTGTCGTTCACCCAACCACCGGCGCTGACCTCGACGGATGCGGCGTCGGCCGTTAGCCAGTTATGCGTTGGATTGTACCCATCCAGGGCTACTGCCCTGTGAACTCCGGAGATGGTGCGTGCCAGGATCGCGAAGTCAGCAGGCAGAATCGGGCGAGGAGTCAGCAGCGTCAGTTCTTGTGCGAGTCTCGTCAGGTACACCTCGTCCGACTCAGCATCTACTCCACCGCTGGTGATCGCGACCATCGTGATCCCTGACACGAAGTCGAGAGGATCAATCAACTCGACCGGCCCGCCGACTGATCCGATCCCTGAGCCGTCGGCCCCAGGAGTAATTGCCAGCAGCTGAACCGCTCCTGCAGCCGTGACGGTGCTCCCCGGAGGAACGATCACCGTATTGACGACTTCGAACGGGATCAGGTCATCACCAGCAGCGCGGATCCCCACCTGCGTTCCGGCCTCGATTGTGTAGCCAGCGTTGTCTCGCATCGTCCATGTCGAGTCAGCCGCAGCTGGAGCAGCATCGACGGGCGGGATGTTGGCGATGCTAGCGCCATAGTAACGGAAAATTGTCGTCGGGACTTGACTTGCGATCTCACGAAGCTCAGCAGCCTCGTTTGCGAACGCTCCAAGAATCCAAGCGTCTAGGTTGCCGTCCGCTGGCTCCCAGTCGGGCCACTGCAGCCGAAGGTAGTCAACGGCGGCTTGAAGAACGTCCTCTTGATCTACCTCGATTGGAAGAGCAATATAGGTGCTACTAGACACGACGCTCCTCTCTCAATCCAACTTCTGCAGTGATCTGGTCGATCAGGGAGTCTAGCTTATCGGGGGTTTCGGCTAGCGTGATCGCGGCCCTGTCCTCGTGAGAGGTGACCTCTGCGATGATCTCGTTAGTGTCCATCGGAAGGACTTGGAAGGTCGGATCAGGCACACCGAACGTAGGCATGTCTACTCTCGAGCCCTTGTCCGTCCTCAGAGCAGCGGAGACGCAGTTGATGACGTCCTCCAAAGAGTCCTGCTCCACAACTACAGGAGCGGTCATCCCTCCCGAGTTCGTTACTCTGAATGGCAAATCGAAGTGCGGAACGATTGGTCGAACGCTCATGTTGTCTCCTCAGATTACCTTTACAGGTTGAATCATCAGGCCGCGATGTTCACTTGAGTAGTCCCAGTTGACGGCGTGTCCGTAGAGGGTCAGAACGAGTCCGGCTGGCGTCACCGTAATGGGCCAAGGCCCACCGCCTAGAACATGAGCGTGGGTTGTCGCGCCGAACGCAGCCTCTCCTGCCCGAGAGAAAAGGCCATAGACATTCGATCCGCCAGCAGTTGTGTTGCCGACGAATAGCTCCCAAATGAACTTCGTATTGATGTTCGGGATAGCACTTGCATCGGTCCAGTACCGGCAATTGTACACCCCTGCACGGTCAACTGTAACGTGCATGTCGGTGAAGTCCGTCGTCCCGGAGGTACCAAAGCCAACGGTTGCGACAGCACCAAAGAAGGGCGCTCCTACAGCCTTCCATTTGTATGTCGCCTCGGACGAGTCGTAGACATACAGCACGTAAAACCCGCTGCCTTGGTATATCCAAAGCATGTTATCAGTCGGGCTGCCCGGCGGTGTAGTGCCGACATGCCAGTTGAGCTTTGATCCTTCGAGCGCAGCAGCGACAGCGACATCAGCATTGACCAGGCCCGATCCGAAGTCGAGTTTGGACCGAACGATAGCAGCAGCGGCCGCTACCTTGCTGTTATCTACAGCACTCGCCGCGAGCTTAGCGTTGTCTACTGCGAGCGCCCCGAGCTTGGTGTTAGTTACTGCCCCTGCCGCGATGGTGGGGCTCAGGTATGTGCCGCCAAGATCGCCGCCAGGGACGTCTGCCTCTAGGATCACGTCGCTAGGCAGATCGCTTGATGTCATCGTGTCCCAGACTGCTGCCCCGCCGAGAGTTCGCATCCACTGACCGTTTGTCCCCGGAGCGATGTCGTCCGGCGGAATCGGCGCGACGGCGCGATTCGGCCACCAGACCGACATCCACGGTTGCCGGTAGTTATCGAACTGGATCAAGCACTCATCGTCGCGCTCAGGCAGGATGTTGTCGCCACGAGCCTGCCAACGACATGGCCCCCAACGAAGGGTATCGCTGAACGCCGGGATGACTACCTCGACCGGATCGTTGATGTCAACCGCATCAGTCGCGACTCGACCGGCCCACGTCCCATGCGGGGTGCGATCCTGCGGCAACGCTCTCTGAAGATCAGTACTCATTTGTGAGCGGTCGGCCTCGTGGCCCCGTAGTAGTCCGGCCAGGTCAAGTAGTTTTCGATCCTGACGACTGCCCCTGTGTGGGGCGCGTCGATCATCCGATTCCCGTCCACCACCATCCCGACGTGATGGAGGTTGTGCCGAGTCCCGAAGAACACCAAGTCGCCCGCTACCAGCGGAACGCCTGGGAGCAGTTTGAGCCCGAACTCGAATTGAGCCTGCGCGACTCTAGGCATCCCGAAGAACCCAGCGTGAATGTAGGCAGCTTGGGTGAGCCCGGAGCAGTCGAAGCTGTTTGGGCCTTCCGCGCCCCACTGGTAGGGATCGCCTAGCTGCTTCATGGCATATTCCAGAGCTCGCTTGGCGACTGCGCTCGGTTCCATCGACAGGTCTTTCTGATCCTGAGACTTGAGGCTGAACTGTCCGCCCTGATCGCTCTGCTGGACGTTCGACCCTCCCGGCTCAGGCAGGGCAGGCACTGGCTTGACCAGGGTGATGTCGCCTTCCTTCTCGTACAATGATCGCTCGACGTTCGACACCAGCCACCGACCTGAGAGCGGGCCCATATGTGCAAGCTTGATGACGGATCCCGGCGGAGCAGACCAGCGATTCATCTGAGCATGAACAACGCACTCAGCTGAACTCTTGCCGATATCCCAATCGAAGTCGATCCAGTCAACACCCGGCGTGTCCTCGTTCAGAATCATCCTCGGCTTTGACTTGAACAGATCGTTCTCGCTGATGTAGTAGAAGGTGCCCGACACCATGAAGACTCGCTTGTTCACTTCTTGAGCAAGCCGCTGGAAGCAGGCCCAGCTACTCTCTGGCTTCCAGATTGTCTCTCCGTTGCCTTGCGTCTCAGGATTGCCCCGGAAGAACTCATACTCGTTGTCGTCGCCGCCGATCCCCGCCTCAGCCAGAGCAGCTTTGAGATCGGTCTGCCCGCTGCCGTCCGCTCCCCCACCCCAGAACGCCGCTACGATCCTCTGCGCTTCCGGCTGCCAGGCTTTGTAGGCGAGCGGACGGCCGGAGTGCTGCACTCGTTCGATGATCAGGTGGAGAGGCTCTGAGCGGTGCGCTGCGTACTGTTGGACGGCACGCTTGATGAACTCAGCTGCATCCTTCGCCACGTCTCGAGAGGCTGGCCAGTTGTAGGCTTTGATCTGCTGGAACACCCCGACCGGGTTCAGCGCAGGATTGTTGGACCTGTAGTTGAAGTCTCCTGGGCTAGGCTGCGGAGAGTTATGAACGGTGGACTCTTGGATCGCCGCCATCACCGCCATCACCATGACTGCCTGCGGAGCCATCCGGGATACCGCGACACCGAGGATCGTGTTGAGGATCTTCAACTGAGTCGGATCTGCAGCGTCTCCCTTGATGGTGACCTTCTCGCCATCCGCAATGCCGTACTGCCTCTCGAAGTTCTGAGAAGATTGCTTGACCTGATCGTTCTCGTTCTCGATAGGCTGTACTTTGTGCAGATTCGGGATCACATACGGGATCTTGAACTCCTTGACCTCGCGTAGCAGACGCAAGATGAACTCTGCGCGCGTCACTCCCATGTTCCGGCTAGTGGCCCCGCTCTGCTTGATCGGTTTGGTGTAGGTACGCAGGACGGCGACTTCGCGATCCTCGAAGGTGAGAGCCAAATTGCCGCCTTGACGACCCAGCTTAGCGAGCCTAAACCAGAGACCATCTATCCGAACATCACACCGGCTGTGGAGCAGGGGTGAATTGAGGAGATCACCGTCGTGATCCTCGACATCGACAGTCAGCGTGCTCGCGCCCTCGATAGTCCTGGACACGTTCGCATCGAGGATCCGACTTACGGCCTGAATGCCCGTCACGCCCTTCATCTGCAAGTAGAACCCGCTGAGGTCTACATCATCACCCATCAACTCCTGCTGGGTGAGATCGAGGTGCGACAGCTGGAGCTTGTCGCGCGCGCTCTGCTTCTTGGGGCGTGTCTTCTCGTCGGCCACTAGGGCAGCCTCAACTTCTGACCGACCCGAAGTTTCTTCGGGTCGCGGATGTTATTGGCCTTGGCGATATCTCGCCACCACTTCTGATTGCCGTACTCTTTCGCTGCGATGCTGCGTAGGGTCTCGCCTCTCTTGACGTAATGGAAGCGGTGCTTGGGCCTTGGCCGTCCGCCCGACTTCTTTTTCTTGGCTGCCCCCAGCGCCTCGGGCGCGATGAACTGGATCAAGTTCACGACGACATCCTGCCTGAACCTGACCGGGACGCCGTGCTTGTCGAATCCCCAGATGACGTTCGTGCCCCAGTCCAAGGACTCGATCACCCACCGGTCGATGTCTCGGCGCGGAAGAGCACCTTGGACGTCGAGCACAGGAGGCTCACCGTCGTGAGTAGGCTGAGCCATTCGAGCGAGGATCCCGATTTCGGCCTCGACGTTATGACCAGCGCGCCAGTCATCAAAGATGCAAGGCACCTTCAACTTCAGCGGGTTGACCCCAACCCACTGAGTGTAGCCGACTCTCCTGGGCCGATCTTGTACGCCCCAGCCCCCGTACCCGTCCGTGATCCCCGGCGGCTCCTCGCCTCTTAGGCAAGTCACGCGGAGACCGTTCTCTGCATCAAAAACGTATTGACGATACTCCATTATGACCTCGCCTTTGCGTCGTTGATCTTACGAACGTGACTCTTAGTCAGTTCCTTGCCATCGAGCAAGATCTGGAACTTGAACAGCTGATTCCCGCCTCCACCCGCCATCGGCTCAATCGGGAAGTTCGTTGCGCTGACCGGCGACACAGCTGACCCTGCCGGCAGCATCGCTACTTCGGGGCCACGCTCTCCAACCATGAATGCCCCTCCAACCGTCACGCTGCCGCCTTCGGCGAGACCGGGGAGGCCGATGTGAGGGAAGTGGGGCATGTGCAGCAGGTTAGGCATGTGGATCCTGCCCAGCCAGCGCACTGCGGTTCGAATCCAGCCGACCAGAGTTTTGAACAGATGAATGAGAGTCTGCAGATGACGGTGCATCAAGACTGCTGCCGCGGCGAAAGGCCCGACCATAGGAATCAGAGCCAGGATGTACCAGTGCGAGTACAAGAACTTCGCGGTGCGGTTGACCAGATCGTGAAACCGCTTCCACTTGAAGTAGAGAATGACCAGACCGATCGTGAGAAGAATGAAGGCAGCGACTAGCAAGGAGATAGGCGCGGTGGCCAAGCCCTCGGCTGCCCCTAGCCCGAGGAAGGCATTGCGCAAAGCTAGGACTCCCTTTTGAAGCCTCGTCAGCGCAGTGAACTGGCCATTAGCTCCTCGGATGTATCCTCTGGTGAGCACCTGCCAAGATCCAAGGATGTTGCGGAAGGCGGACACAGTTGTGAGCCTCGTCAAGATGATGAGGTTCTTCCAAGCATTCCACCGGCCGATCAGAGAGTTGGCGGGAGGAGTTGCTCCGAGACCGATCCCCCGGACTACCATCCCGACCAGTCCACCGTGCCCACCGGCGCCTCCAAAGAGGAGCAGCACCATCCTGAACCTGAGGAACTCGAGAATCAGAGCCGCAAGAACGATCTTGGTCAGAGTCGAATGAGCGGCGAAGAACCCCAGCACCCCGCCGATCAGGACCAGCAAGATCCTCAGGGGCTGGAAGGTTCGGTTGAGGAACAGAACAGTCGGGATCACGTCGTTTTTGATGATCGTCCAGAAATTTGTAGCGGCTATCGCCATCGCGTCGAACGTCCTCGCGATGTTGGTCCCGTACCGGGTATCAATGACATGAAGGGCTCCTCTGATACCACCGGCCTGAGCCGCCTTCTGCATCTCTAGAGTGAGATCCGTTAGCTTCGGGAGCGCGTAGTCCCTCAGGCGGTTATACAACGGCAGAGTAAGCGTCCCGAACAGCCTCGCAGCGTAGTCGTGTAGCGTCGAGAGGCGACCCTGGAGTGTCTTCGCCTGCTTCTCGGAAGCCCCCTCAAACCTCTGAGTCAGACCGCGCATTAGAGCCTCGATTGCGATGTTCGCCGGAATGTGCAATCGACCGATGTTCGCCATCTGATCCTGCGTCAGGCCTAGCTGCTCCCGCAAGATCTGGAGCGCTGGGATGCCCAACTGGTTGAGCTGGAGCAAGTCCTGCCCGAGAACGCGGCCGGCTGCTTTCATCTGACCGAAGACAAGCACCATCCGCTGAATCTCCTCGCGCCCTCCACCAAAGGCCGCGACGGTGTCTCCGATGATGCCCATGAATCTGTTCGTTTCTTGGAGGCTGAACCCGAACGCCAGGAATTTGCGCGTAGCCTCAACAAGATCAGGAAACTCAAACGGGGTCTTGGCCGCAATTTCGTAGAGCTTCGATAGCTCCTGTTGGGCTGCGGCCGTGGACCCCAGGAACTGCGTCAGAGCGACGGTGTTGTTCTCCATCGTCATGTTGAACTTGAAGCCCATCAGCCCGACTGCGGCAGTGAACCCGATCAGGGTCAGGGTTCCCGCGTAGAGCAAACGACGGGCCGTGAACAAGGCCTGGTTCATCAAGAACGAACGACGCCGAGTGACGTCCATCTCGGCGTTGGCTTCGACTAGCGCAGAACGGAGGCCGCGCACAGACAGGGCCGTCGCACCAAGCCCTGCCTGTACGCCCCTCTCGCCGCGTAGAGCAAGAAGGATATCAGCTTCTTGTGCAGGCATTATGCCTTGAAGCTCCTAGCGACGGCGTTGGCGATTTGGGTAGCACGACGCTCACCTAGTTCCAGGTCCAACTCTCCTGCCCGCTGACAGATCGCCAGCATCGCGACTTTGAGGGTTGAATCTTTGGTTGTCAGATATCTCACCGGATCCATCCCCCAGAGTGCGATCTGAGCAGCATTAGAGATGATGTCGTGCTCCGCTAGTTTCCCAAGAACTCCTCATCTAGGGCAACGTTCGTCCCGCTGAACCAAGAGTTCAACCTAGCGGCATGACTCGCGATGTGCAGGTCTTTGTTCTTGAACGTACCGATCACGACCTTGCGAGCAGTGTCCGCTCCCTGGATCCCCAGAGCAGCTGCGAGGTCGGGCGAGTAGCCCATGACCTCTCTACCCTCATAGGTCAGGGGGATCACTTCGCCGTTGACTTCGACGTACACGCCGATTGCTGCGTTGATCATCACGTCGATGGCTGATGTGAAGTTGCGTGACCAGGTGTCCCGGATCTTCCGGCTCCGACGACCGATCTTCTGGACTTCGTGCCCGTCCATCATCCGGTACTTGACCAGCAACGGGACGCGCTCGTAGCCAGGGATGGGAATCAGAGTCTCTTCATCAGCCGACTCTGTCCGCTCCTGGCGCAGTTGGTCGAGGAGGTTCTCAGGAGTGATCTCGACATCTTCGTCTCCTTCGAACCCCTGAGACTCCTCGACCTCTGCGACTGGTGTGTGCTCTTCCATTATCCCTCCTTTGTGGACTACGCCGCTACCGGGTAGCCCTCGACCGTTACTTCCATCTCGACCATCCCAGCGCCGCTCGACTCCGAGTCAACTTCCGGGAAGGTCACCCGCTTGAGCGTACCGTGGTACACGATGGGTGTACCGTACACGTTCCCCTCGACATCGAGCGGCTGCTTCGAGATTGTCACCCGCGCGCGACCGACCCAGTTGATGAAGCTCTGGGCATGATCGTGATCTCGGACCAGCCTGTACAAACGAGAGTACGTGACGTTGCCTGTGTTCTTGCGTCCGCCGAGCGAGACCGGCGGTGCCATTCCGCCTGGGTTGTACTTGGTCTCGTCCGAGTCCACTTCCCCGCCAGACATCTTGTCCCAGATTCCGAAATCGACCGGGGCAGATGCGCCGGGAGGGGTGATGTGAACATGAACGCTGTACGTGTCTTGACGTGTCGGGCCTCCGGTCATCTAGACCACCGCCTCCGTTGTTCCGACCTTGACGATTTCGATGGTCACCAGCTCAGCGAACGGGCTCATACGGAGAGAGAGCACCGCACGAAGCTCGTTGTTGGCGATCCGAGTCGGTGTGTTGACTTGCTCGCTGACGTCAACGAAGAAAGCATCGTCCGGATTCTCACCGTAAAGCGCCCCATCGTTGAAGTACGGGATCAACATGCCCTTGAGAGCTCCTCCGAACGCGCTGATGATGATCCCCTGACCATCGATTTCCTTCAACACGTAGGTCTCGGCGATGTTGTTTGCCTCGGCTGCAATCGCCATGTACAGCCGAGAGTTACCGAAGTTGAGCCAGTTAGGCTCTGCTACCGAATCGACCATCGAACGCCAACCGTAGATCCGAGGAGCACCGAGCATGTCTCGGATGACGTTCACGCCTCCGTTGTTGAGGGTGTTCCGCGTCGCCCCGTCCCAGGCAGCCTGGGAGCAGTCGAATGCGTAACGAGCAACTCCGAGAGTCCCGGCAGCCGGTACGTTCGGGTTGAACTCCACATCGACCCGAGCGCAAGCAGCGGCAACCAGTCCGCTTGGAGGAACGACTCGTGTCGTCCCGGAGATGATGCCTGGCATGATCACCCAGGGAGCGAAGGATGCCCCCTTCTTGCCGACGGTTCCACGGGCCGTGGACACCGACGTCAGCAGCGTTGCTGATGTGAACGTGTCGGGCAGATCGAGGATCGCTACCCGGTTGTAGGTATCGGCATGAGCCATCAGCTGCTGATGCCCGGTGTCCGTCGTTCGACCTGGAGCCGAGACCTGCCCTGGCCCGAGGTCATTCGTGAACAGGTTCAGGGCGTTCAGCCACTGAGCGTCCACGATGTTGGCTCGGTCGTCGTTGCCGCCCGTCAGGAGGGCTGCAGCGACAACTACCGGCACCAGGGCTGATGCACCGATGGTGATCCGGATGTAACTGCTGTTCTTGGCCCAGTTGACCGCCGCCTGCTGATCGGCGAGGTCGGGCGAGGTCTCCAAGACGACGTTGCTGGCGTCGAGGACTTGAATGCGGTACCCAGCTACGACCGGAGCTAGCACCGCCACCTTGATGGCGTTACCGTACGCTCCTGGTCCGATTGCCGAGGCCACGAGGCTGATCGCCGCTACGCCATCCAGCAGGTTCTTGGATGCGGTCACAGCCGCCGGACCAACAACTCTCGAGACGTAGGCGCGCCGACCGCCCTCGTGAAAGAACAAGTCGAGAGCGTCGTACAAGATGCTGTACGACTGCCTTGTCCCGTACAACCGCTCGAAGTCGGCCATGCTCTCAACGAACTGGGGGAGCAGAGCACCCTGGTCCGCCAGACCGGCTACAAACCACACCCCGGTGTCCGTTGGTGCAGACCGAACTGGTCTTGTGTTCCGCAGTTGGATTACGGTACCTGGACGAACAGACATCTAGTTGGCACCTCCCTTCTTGTTCTTCGCGTTCTTCTGATCCTCGTCATAGCCTTCCTCGTGCATGTTGGCCTCGACGTCGATCAGCTTGCCTTCTTCGATCAAGCGTAGGTTGTGAGGATCTTCTTCATCCTCTTTGCTGAGCTTGGCTGTCTCGCCTGGTGCCAGCATCTGACCGTCGGCGAGGTCTTCAGGGTGGTCTCCCACCAACTTGAACTCTTTCACAACGCCTCCTTGATGAGCTCGACGGTAACTGTGTCGGCTACCGGCCATTCATCCCCAGGTTGCGCGTCAGGATCCGGATCAGGCAGGTAAACCCCATCCGGGCCACGCTTCCAATTGACTACGTCCTCCACCTCTACTCGGAAGGATACCGAACTCGCCCCGAGACTTCTAGAGGCATCATCGTCAGGCAGGTCATCGTAGCTTTCGTCGTACCACTCCACCCCACAGGCAATTCCGCCAAGGCTGGCGTGTTGCAGGATCACTGACCGTGTCGCTGCACCCATGATTTTTGCTGCGAGATTTGTGGCCGCCATATCTGACGTGCTTACTACGCAACCTATATGGATCCTCCAAGTCGCTCGATATGAACCATCTCCTTCCTCATTAGGGTCGTCATCCAATCCCGGGCTGACGACGATGATAGTGGGCAATTGATCTTCGGGGAACTTAGCAAACTTCCTTCTGGTCGTGTACGTCTTGGGCTGCGGCATCTGCAGCGGCCGACCTAGCTGCCTCTCGACTTCAGGCAAGTAGACCGGGAGCCACTTCTTGAGGGTGTCGATCACCGCTTGTTCAAGAAGAACCG